CAATCTTGTGTTTATGGGATGGAACGATCACCAGAAGCTACACACAGACAACGGGTTTAGTAGAGAGAGTATTCTATTAGGTACACAAGCAGCAAAACAACGCTTGATCGACATGAAAGAGTGTGATACTGAATTGTATGAAGATCACTGTTCTAAAATTGCCGAAAGAACAAAAGATATGTGGAGCAATTTAAGCGAAGCTGATAAAAATGAAATTACTCAAAAGATGAGTAAATCAGTTAAACTTTACATTGAATCACTGAATGATGTAAATAGAGATATTAGGAATGAAAATTCCAGAATCAATGCCGTTAAAGCAAATGTTGCTTTTGTTGAAAAAATGGCAACTGATCCAGAATTTAACGAATGGTTTAGAATTAGACAAAGTGCTGGTTGGACTGATGAGCTTCGTTTGGAAAGAAGCCAACAAATGTCACAAACCAACAAAGATATTATTTGGGGCAAGAATGGAGAAGCTAGTAGAAGCCGCCATAAAAAGCAACAGAAGGTAGCCTACTCTTACAATATTCTTAACTTTATTATTGATTGTGTTAAGGGAAAAACAACACACCAAGTAACTGCTTTAGATGTTACGCAAATGCTAAATGAAAATGAGTCCATTTTAAATGAGCTTATTGAAGTTAATTCCGAAAAGTCTATTCCTAATTGGGAAGGTAAGTTTACCCCTAATATGGTAAAGAATTTGCCTAGTGATTTTGGGTATGATTCATGGTCTGACTTTAGAAAGAAAGTAAGTCTACACAACCATAGAGTCGTCAAAATTGAGAAGTTGGCTGATAAGATTGAGGTTGGTACGCTTACCATTGATAAAGATGAGAAGCATCATGACTATCATACATTTGCACTAAGCTGTGGCATCTTTACAAAGAACTCGAACCTCGGCGATATTGAAGACGTCCAATACTTCCAGAAAGAATTGTATAAAGCACTTAACGTACCAGTCTCAAGATTAGAACCAGAAAATTCAATCATGGGTGGTCGTGGTGCTGAAATAACTAGAGATGAATTGAAATTCTCTAAGTTTGTATCTAAGATTCGTAAGCGCTTCAATATAGCATTCCTTGATCTACTTAAAACTGAGCTTATCCTATCTAAAGTAATGACTATTCAAGAATGGGATAAGATCAAAAACAAGATTGATTTTGTATATGCTCAAGACATGCAATTAGAAGAAATGCGTTCGTCCGAGCTAATGAGAGATAGGCTTGACCTTGTTCAGCTATATGAGCCGTATGTTGGAAAGTATGTTTCTAATAAATATATTAGGGAAATGGTCCTGAAGCAGACTGAACAAGATATAGGTAATATGGATAAAGAGATTAAGGAAGAACAATCAAATTCACAATATAAAGAGCCTGACCCTGGCTTCTAAGTACTATTTAACAGAGAGAGGAAAAGCATGCGAGTAGCAGAGCAGTTTATTAAGCAGCTTCAGGAAAGTAAAACTACTGAAGCAATCAGAACGCTGAAGTCTTCACTATATGAAAGTACTTCAGAAATGATCGAAGAAACCAAACAAGACGTCATCGCTTCTTATGGCTTTAAAGTCAATGAAGGAAAGAAAAAGAAATATAATGAAGAAGATGAAGAAGACATGGATGACGAAGAAGATGAAGAAGACATGGATGACGAAGAAGACGAAGAAGATGATAAAGAGGAAGACTAATCATGTCTGAACAATTAGAAGAAGCACGTAGAGTTGTTCGCGTAAACTCTAAAGGCAAAAAGACACGTAAAACAAAATGTCGTAAAGGCTTTAAGGTTTCTTCTAACGGTAAGTCATGCGTTCCAATTTCTGGTGCAGACAAAGCTAAGAAAAAGCGCGCAGTAAAGAAAGCCGTTAGAACAAAGAAATCTAAAGGCGGTGGTGCTAAAACTCGCGCTAATCGCAAGCGTCTTAAGGCTATGCGTAAAAGAAAGAGTATGAATCTATGAGTAAAAAATTCAACTTACTAGTCGAAAACTCTGACCAGATTGAAGTCCTGACAGAACAGACTGAACAAGGCAAGCAACTATACATTGAAGGTATTTTTGCTCAGGCGGAACGTAAAAATGGTAATGGCCGTATTTATGAAAAGCACATTATGGAAGGTGCTATTGATAAGTACATCAAAGAATACGTTTCAAAACGTCGTGCGTTAGGTGAACTCAATCATCCAGAGTATCCAACAGTCGATCCAGCTGAAGCTGCTATTCGTATTACTGAACTTAAGTGGAATGGTAACGATGTATACGGTAAAGCACTTGTACTGAATACACCAAAAGGTCAGACAGTAAAAGGTTTACTTGAAGGTGGATTCAACATGGGTGTTTCTACTCGTGCACTTGGTTCTCTGAAAGAAAAGAATGGTGTCAAGTACGTACAAGACGATCTAATGTTCACAGCAGTTGACTGTGTAGATAATCCTTCAGCACCAGATGCTTATGTCAACACTCTCTCAGAATGCAAGAAGTGGATGATTAATGAGTCCGGTGTTTGGGTTTCAAGTACTGAAGAAGCTCGAGAAGACATTAATCAAGAGCTCTTCATGGAAAAACTAGAACAGTTCATCAAAGGATTCAAAAAATGAAATCAATGAAACAGTTTTTAAATGAAGAAAAAGATGAGTATAAAGTCACTGTAACGGTACGTGATGCTCGCAAAGCAAACGATATTGCTAAAGATATGTTTCGTGGTTCTTATAAGAATGATGGTTCAAATGTATTCATTTTCAAGTCAGAAGATGACCAATATGAATTCGCAGATGTGCTTGACAACGCTGGTTTAGAGATAGATCTCTAGATGAAGCACACCGTAAGTCTGCTCCAAGAACTGAACGTGTTTCTCTAAAAGATTTTATTGCTAATGTAAAATAACTTTAAATGTATTAAGATATAAATAGTATTAAGTAAATCAACCATGAGGTTAATCAAATGAATGAAAATCTACAAAAAATCTTCGAAGGTATGGAGCTGAGCGAGGACTTCAAGAAAAAATTTGAAGAAATCTATAATGCTCGTATTGAAGAAGAAACTCAAAAGATTGAAGAATCAGCTAATGAAGCTGCTGAAGAAAAGTATTCTAAGATTTCTGAAGAATATGCAGAGTATATTGTTGGCGAAATGGAAGACAAGACTGAAGCATACATCAACGAAGAAGTAATTCCTTCTGTTGAAAAGTATGTCGACTATGTCGCTAAAGAATTCATGAACGAAAACAAGCTTGTTATTGAGTCAGAAACAAAAGTCAGCTTGGCAGACAAGTTCCTTTCTGGATTCTCTCAGGTCGCTGAGCAATATAATGTAGTAATCCCTGAAGGGCAAGCTAACGATATTGAAGCACTTCAAGCAAAACTTGATGAAGCTAACCAGCAAGTAGAAAAGCTGATGAGCAAATCTGGTGAACTTGAAGATCAGATCACAGAAAGCAAGAAAGCAAAAATTGCTGAATCTGTATCTGGTGATATGACAGAAACACAGCGTGAGCGATTCGTTGAATCAGCTGGTCGTGTTAAGTTCATTGATGAAAGTCAATATGAATCTGCAATGCAGGAACTGAAAGAATCCTTTTCTCCTGAAAAAGATAAAAGCAAAGAAAGTCTAAATGAGAATCAAAAGGAAGAAGGTACACAAGAACGTGTAACTGAATCCGATTCTTGGATGGATAATCTTCTGTCTAGAGTTTAAATCGCTACTTTAATAAATAAATATAAGTAAATCAATTAAGAGGTTTTACAATGGAACAAATCAACGAAAAGGTCACTCAACTGATCGAATCTGATAAGTTTCCAAAAATTGGAAACGATTACAAGAAGTACGTTACTGAACGTTCACTTCACAATCAGATTGAATACATGAAGAGCATTAACGAAGCATCTGCGGATACTTCTACACAAACTGCTGGTGTAAACAATTGGGACCCGGTTCTAATTCGCATGGTACGTCGTTCTATGCCACAGCTTATGGCATTTGACCTAGCAGGCGTACAGCCAATGAGTGGACCTACTGGTTCAATCTTCGCTATGCGTTCACGCTACACCAACCAAACTGGTGATGAAGCACTATTTAATGAAGCTAAGTCTGGTTACTCAGGTGCTGGTACTCAAGCTGGTGATACTTCTGGTTTCGCTGCTGATGCATTCGGTACAGGTGATCCAACTACTGGTACTGATTACGGTTCAGGTATGGATCTTTCAACTGCTGAAGGACTTGGTACTGAAAGTGGTACTCCTTGGCAAGAAATGACATTCAGTATTGAACGTACTGATGTTTCTGCTAAGTCACGTAAACTGAAAGCATCGTTCACTCGTGAGCTTCAGCACGATCTTCGTCAGATCCACGGTCTTGACGCAGAATCTGAACTTGCGAACATCCTTTCTACTGAAATCACAGCAGAGCAGGATCGTGAACTTCTACGTACTATTAACGTATCTGCACAGATTGGTGCTCAGGACGCAGCTGTTCCTGCACTGTTCGACCTTGCAGCTGATTCCGATGGTCGTTGGTTGGTTGAGAAGTTCAAGGGACTATTGTTCCAAATCGAACTTGAAGCTAACGAAATTGCTAAGCAGACTCGTCGTGGTAAGGCTAACCGTCTGATCTGTAGTTCTAACGTTGCATCTGCTCTGAACATGGCAGGCGTACTTGACTACAACCCAAGCCTACTTGCTAATCTGAACGTAGATGAAACAAGTACTACATTTGCTGGTGTTCTACTTGGTCGTTACCAGGTACACATCGATCCTTATGCAACTCGTGATTATATCACTGTTGGTTACAAAGGTTCAAATGCTTGGGACGCGGGTGTTTACTGGTGCCCATACGTACCGCTTGAGATGGTTCGTGCAGTTGGTGAGGATTCATTCCAGCCACGTATCGGTTTCCAAACTCGCTACGGTGTACGTGCTAACCCATTCTCTTCTACTCTACCTAACGGTTCTGCTAAGGCAGGAAACGGTCTGGGCCAAGGCGAGAATGAGTACTTCCGCAAGTTCGCGGTAGCAAATCTTAAGGGTTAATTCTTGAGATAATAATAAGAAGAAAAGATTGGGGACTCATTGAGTCCCCTTTTTTTATGGAAAGTTTAAATTATTGGAATGGTTGGTTTCTAACATTTCCAGAGTATTGTATTCAATATTTGGTTTTTATATAGTTTCAT